GAAGAAAAGGAAATCTTCGACATGCTTATGAAAGCATATGGCCGCCAGGTCCAACCTGCACCAGACCTCGAAGAATTCCGATTTTACTCATATATTGGCCAGAGCAGAATCTTCGCGTTGCCCTCAATCAGGGCAACAGGAGAAAAGCTCATCGAGTACATAAATGGACTCCTAATGGATAGGAGCCATGAATGTCCCGAAAAGAGTTACGAATGCGGTCGGATATTATCCGACAACATAAGTATCTTTGCCAATAAGCAAGGGAAAACTCTGTTTGAACAGACACACCTCTCACTTTCGAATGGATCGTGTTGGGAGGCGTCGAGATCTGATCTCGGGAAGTGGCATGTTATGCTACCTCAGTCCGAACTAATAGAGTTCCTAAATACCCCAGTGGGGAACCTGTTCTTTGAGAAAAGAGACGGGTACATAATTGATATGTACGGAAATGACATATGTACAATACAAGAGTCATATCTTCCCGTCTTTAGCATTGCTTATCTCGAAGAAAGGTTAGATGGAGAATTGGGTGGTAATTATGTCATACATGAATCACTCGGACTCCAATTCGACTTGGGTTTTGATGCGCGTCTTGGCCAGCTACTATTTCTATGGGCTTCTCTTAAATTCGAGGAGCACAAAGATAAGCTTGATTCAGGAGCTGAGGCTTTATTGAAAGCTAAACTCCTGATCATTGGCGAGCCAGGATGTAAAATACGTCCACTGACTGCTGGAGAAACTTGGGCATACCTGTATATGATACCGGCAATGCACATGTTAAAGGAAGCGGTAGAATGTCTTCCCGGGGCACGTGTTGGTCTGACCGAACATGATAACCTGTGGAGGTTTGGTACCTCGTACAAGAACCACTACGAAGACAGAGATGTTAAGAACATCCCCGAATTCATTTCCAGTTCAGACTTGAGCTCCGCGACCGATCGATTCGATCACGAAGTATCAAGAAATTTGCTAAAAGGGATTGTCGATGGACAAAATCCTGAGCATGGTCTAGGTACATACCTACACAATGCAATAGATTTATGTGTGTCACCTCGAAGAGTACATTACTCTGGATCCAACCGGATGATTAGGAAACTAAAGAAGTTTACCAATCATACCGATCAGATCGATTCGAGGACAATCGCCTTCACAACTAAGTGTGGTGTGATGATGGGTGATCCTATCACCAAAGTACTGTTAACCGCGGCGTCAATGACGTCTTGGTATTGTACTCAAGCCGGATTTTCTAGCCTAAATGAGGTTAGTTTCTCCAGATACACCATGCAACGTTACACAGGATTAGGTTTAAGGAAAACGGGTGGATCATCTTTTGCATGTGCAGGAGATGATCACACGGCAGTAGGAAACTACCAGGACGTAGTACGTCCACCAAAATTCCTAGAATCTATGAATTTAGAAATCTCGTGGGATAAGTACTGTATTTCCAGGAAATACGTATCTTATTGCCAAGCATACGGCTGGGCTCCACGTTACCTGAGATCAATACATATTGATACAGTTAAGGTGAAGCTGCTGAATGAGTTTCGCAAACAAGGGGGTCATAACTCTTATGAAGAGCCTGATCCTCTAGTTGGCAAAGCACGAGATCTAGAAAGGTTTGTTCGACATGCGGAATCGGATTCCAGTCAAGAAGAGCGTGTAAAATATGCTCAATTCTTGAGAACGGTCATTCCCCTTTCCTTGAAAGGAGGAATGCCTGCATGGTTCGAAAACAAACTATTTAAGAAAATGCAGAGCTACATGCCAAGTGCCTTTGGAGGATTAGGTATCCCCGGGGCATGCGATTGGACGTTAGACACCAAGTGTACGTCAATCTTTAAAGCACACTGCATGAATCATTATGAAGGACTGCTCAAGCCTATGCGCACAGACAAGGTCTGGCATAGGGGAGTAGAACTCCAGAACAACCTCTCTGATGTGATGACCCTCGTAGGCGGTATACGCTTTTCGGAGGCTTGGTCGCTCACTCAATCCAAGAT